CCTCATAATGAATATCACTAATTTTATATATATATTCTTGTTTTTCGGTTTGTATCGTAATCTTCTTATCGTATTTCAATTCACTTGGACTATATTTTTTTAATAAATATAATATTTGTGAATATTTACCCACGCCCGATGGACCGAAAAAGATAAGGTTTTCTAATTGTGATATCTTATTCGGAAACTTATTATATATAGGATTCATTTCATTATGTAAATTATATTTTTCTACGGAATGGATATAATCCTCATAATGTGATTCATAATATTTCATTGTTGTCTAGTATAGATTATAGAGAACAATAGTTTTGTTTTTATACGCATTTATTTAATTATTATATCTGAATGCGTTTTTTATGTATTTTGGAAAACTTATTACCTATATATAGTTCCCAAGCAGTTGTTCCTACAATGCTTAATGAAATCATAAGTAAAAATAATGATGGTAATATATTGAATATATTTGGTAATATCATACTATTTAATAAATTGGTTGTTAGATTATTAATATTTATCTGATTTAATGTATCGAAATTTATCATAAACGCTAACAATAATAATAAAATTGCACATATATTAATTGCAAATAATATTTTATAATCATTCATATATTTTCTATATTGCGATGGTAAGCTTTTACTACCAGCTTTTTCTAAGTCATATCCGATATTCAAATTTTTAAACATTGTTAATATGCAAACCAATGATACGAATTTAAATATAGATGCTATTAATACAGTTACTATCATTGTCATTGGAATAAACATTACTTTATTTGTTTCATATTTTAATAGTGTTTGTAATATAAATAAAATGAAAAATGCTTGGAATATAGTCAATGTATAAAAACTTATTATTTCAGTATGTGTTCTGAAAAAGAATACTAATGAAATTATATATAATGCTATAAATGTAAATATTGTCAAATGATTAAAATAATAATTAACGGGCATATTATATTACATTGATATTTTATTTTCATTTTATTTTATACGTGGTTATCAACCATTCGATTAATTCTTTTGGTTCACAAGATAATGCTATCCCCGGAAACTTCTTTATATTATAAAAATCGGGTTTCGTCATCTTGGCTGTTTTATAATAAACATATGACCCAAATTTACCTCGTCTTATGCTATATTCTGTATTTAATTCTCTTAATATATTAATATCCTTTTTCTTATCTTTTCCTAATATTTCGAGAACATCTTCCATTGTGATTTGGTCTAAAGGCTTTTCGATTTTTTTTATACTTTCTCGGTTTTCACCCCATTCTACATATGGACCGAATTTCCCATTTTTTATATACATCTCCTTTTCTTCATATATACCTAAATAATCATTTTTTATTTCATATAATTCATCCAATTCATATCCCCCTCCTTTTAATTTTTCTAAATCGATTTTCATATCCTTTTTCACTGGTTTATATTCAAATGTTCCATCCTCATTCTTCGTACGTATATATTGACCAAAACGTTCAAATACAAATTCGTGCTCATTATCTATTGCATATACCTGTTTTTCTAATTTTGCTATCGGTTTCGATAATTCCTTTATTTCAGTTAAACAATCTTTACATATTTTCGACCATTCTTTTTGCTCACCTGATGATATTACATCTAATTCATCTTCCATCTTTTTAGTATAATCATACGAGAAGATATTAGAAAAATGTGTTACCAAAAAATCTATCGTTAATATACCCAATGGCTGTATTACTAATTTATTCTTCTCATTTCCAAATACCTTTTCTCTTTCTAGTGACACTATAGTTGTTTCCACCAATTTATATTCACTACATTGTATAACATCACCTTCTAAATCCGTTCGTTTCACATAACCACGTTCTTGTATGGTATCCACGATAGTTGCAAATGTTGATGGTCTTCCTATACCTAATTCTTCTAATGTATTTATTAAACTAGCCTCCGTATAATGCTGATGTTTATTTCGAACCACTATGTTACTTTCTATTTTATTATATGGGATGGCTTTCCCAGTAGTTTCTAATGTTTTCAAATATAATAATATCCCCGATGGGCTATTCTGATTTTCTGTCTCAATCACTTTTTCTGTTACTTTTTTCCAACCTAAAAACAATGGTATTTCTATAAGATGTTCGTATTTTTTATCCAATGCTGCATCGATAGTGATCGTAGTGTTCTTATATTTTGCATCAGACATACAGCTTTCTAAGGTATTTGTCCATATCAATTTATATAATGAATTCATTCGACCATTCTCATCATTTATGTTTCGAACTTCAATATTCGTGGGTCGTATGGCTTCGTGGGGATTATTTATATCTTTATTTTCGAGAACATCCATATTTCCAAGATACTCCGTTTTTTCCCATTCATCTATTATATATTTCTTTGTTTTATCTAAAAATTCTTTCGAATACTTTTGACTATCTGTCCTCATATAAGTAATATATCCACCTTGATATAGGCTTTGACATAAACTCATGGTTTCTTTGGGTGAAATATGGAGAACATTACTAGCAACCTGTAATAATCTAGATGTATTCAATGGCTTGGGTGCCGATTTTTTACTTTCTTTTGGAGAACCGATGTTTATCATATGATTATGTTTTTTAGATTTTTCCAAAAATTCGAGAACATGTGATGATTCCGAAAATTCATAATTTAATTCAAAATTTATATTTCGAGAACTAAAATTACCCACCGTTTTATATTTGGTGTCTATTTCGCTTTTTTTCTCCTTTTCATTATCATATACTAAGCGTAATGCAGGGGTTTGACATCGACCCGCCGATAACGAATTCGTTTTATTATGATATAAATACTTCCATAAAAATGGCGAAATCTTATATCCAACAATCATATCGAGAACCTGACGTGCTTTTTGTGCTTCTACCAAATGCATATTGATTATCGTCGGATTTCTTACTGCTTCACATATTGCATCCTTAGTTATTTCGTGAAATAATATACGTTTGGTGGTTTCTACTGGTAAATCAAATACTTTACACATATGCCATGCTATAGCTTCTCCTTCACGGTCATCATCTGATGCTAATATTATATTTGATTTCGAGAACTTGGAAATAATGGATTGCATAAAAGTGACGTGACTTTTTTTTTCTTCAATAATCGAGAACATTGGTTCAAATGTTTTTTTAGTATCTATGGATTTTAATCCATCTATGGTACGTATATGTCCTTTTGATGCTATGCACGCGTAGTCGCTACCTAAAAATCCTTCTATCTTCTTACATTTCGATGGTGATTCGACGATTATTAGATACTTTGCATTCGTATTAAATATGATGTCTTGTGATTTTTTTATTTTATAGAACTTTTTGGGAGGCATTGAGAACCTAATAAATTTTTATCTATTATTATATAAAAAATTATGTTTATTTGGTTTTTGTTTTATTATCTTTCATATCTCACCTCCTAAATATTGCATACATCTAAAAATAATGCTAATAACATAGGAAATTGCCACGTGCTAAATAAACTTACGTGTTTTTTACTAACAAAAATCGTATTTATGAATATGTAAAAGCTTAACAATAATGTAATAAATAAAGATAACTTAAAAATTGAACAGATATTTATCTTAGGCATTAATTATAAACTATAATCAGATAATATACAATTGTAATTTTATAATGAAACATATAAAAATACTCATCAGCGACCGTAACTATAATTCGTGGGAATTTATATGTAACGATACGAATTCAGTATTATCACACGATGAATATCCGGAATTAAAACTCATTCATCCTATTGAACGCAAACTTTTCAGCCGTGATACTTTTATTATTACCAATAAAGAATGCGCTTCGATTGAAATCACTAAATCTTATATTAAATCGTGTCCGTCCATTTCGGGGGTTTTACAACTCGAAAATAATAAGACCTTTGGGAGAACAGCCAATAAAAAACGGCTTTTATATAAATGTATTCCCGATGATAAACACTTACCGGTCTTTCTCATTCCTTATGAAGTAAAACTAGGATTCTCGAAAGTTCAGAAAAATAAATATATTGTATTCAAATTCGATAACTGGAACGATAAACATCCACAAGGTATTATCCAAGAAACTATCGGTGATGTGGATTCATTAGAAGCCTTTTATGAATATCAACTATATTGTAAAAGTTTGCATATTTCTATTACTGATTTCACCAATAAAACTCGAGAACAACTTAATAAGAAAACGAGCGATGATTATGTGGAACAAATATTTAAACATACGAATTTTGTCATTGAAGACCGTAGAAATGAATACATCTTTACGATTGACCCATTACATAGCACAGATTTTGATGATGGATATAGTATAAAAACCCTCGACAATGGTTGTACTAAAATCAGTATCTATATCGCAAATGTATATTTTTGGTTAGAAACTTTATCTTTATGGAATTCGCTTAGTAAACGGGTGGCTACTATATATTTACCCGATAGACGGCGCCCAATGCTTCCTACTATATTATCTGATACTTTATGTAGCTTACAAGAAGACCAACAACGGTTTGCTATGGTAATGGATATTGTATTTGATGAAAATGGCGATTATAACGAGGCTGATATTGAATATAAAAATGTTCTTGTGAATGTTAAAAAAAACTATGTATATGAAGAACCGAAATTAGCAAAAGATAAAGCATACCAAATGTTATATATTCTTAGTAAAAAATTGGATTCAAATATCGAAGATAGCCACGACGTAGTTGCTTATTGGATGGTTTTTATGAATAGTCAAACTGGGTCTAAAATGGTACAAGTAAACATAGGCATTTATCGTTCGGTCAATTATATCAATCCGAATTTACGCAATGATGTCCATTCCGATTTAGATAGTGATACTTGTCGAATCATACAAACGTGGAATAATTCGATAGGTCAATATGTTGCTATACAGAATGAGAATATAGATACAATAAATCTAAATCACGACTTAATGAAAACCAAAGCATATGTTCATATTACGAGTCCTATCCGAAGATTGGTCGATTTATTAAATCAAATGCAATTATTTAAACATCTGAATATGGTTCGAACGATGAGTGCGGAGTCCATCGAATTCATGGATAAATGGATAAGCGAATTAGATTATTTAAATAGTTCTATGCGGTCAATACGTAAAATTCAAACGGATTGTGCATTGCTCGACCGTTGCTTTAATCATCCGGAGATAATGAATGAAACATATACGGGTGTGGTCTTTGATAAATTAGTTCGTAGTGATGGAACTATTTGTTATATGGTGTATCTACAGGAATTAAAATTATTATCACGCTTAAGTAGCACACAAATCGATATCAATAATTATACAAAAAGACAATTCAAAATATATTTATTCGAAGATGAAGATAAAACCAAGAAAAAAATTCGATTACATTTGGTATAACGTCGAGTTAGTTACCGGGATAAGAAAATATTATGATAATATAGATAACAATGTATAAACATCTTCTTGGACTTACAATGATTGATATTTGTAGGCCTTATTTTCGAAAACATTTGTTACAAACTCTGAATCCTAGAGAAATTTTATTTTTGAATTCTTTTTTAGTGAATCTATTGATTACCGCTTATTTTTGTTATATTTTCATAAATCAAAAAACGGTCATTGAGAATGCTTTGACACAATATAAAAAGTTATCGATACCTCAAATATGTACCATTACCGTATCGAGCGCTTCAACCGTTGTATCGACCATTATATTGTTGGATTTTGATAAAAAACATAATACACCTGCTGTAAATAATATTATTACCAAGACATCGTCCATTCTTTTCGTATTTTTCATAGGTTATTTTATTTTTCGTGAAACATATTCAACAAAACAATTAGTCGGAATCATAACGATGGTAACTGGAATGACTATAATGATTTATTAATGTGATAAATTATACTATTTAGGTAACATATGCGACACTTTACTCATTGATTTATCGGAATTTTTCATAGGGTATCTAATCAGCCTAATATTATATCGTATTATAGTATAATGAATAAAATATTAAAAAATATTAGCCACTTGGGAGATATTCTGGCTATTCCCTTTTTTCTATTATTGATAATTTATTTTTACAATATTCCGAATAAAACATTGACAGAGAACTTATTATTCTTTTTTTCCGTCAGTGGTTTTTTTGCAGACTTATTATTTACCTATATTCAATATTTTTATCAAAAAATTGATTTCGTTTATTCGAAATAAAGAATGATAATCTACACAAAAATGTTCGGCTTATTACTTACTTTTATGTTATTTTATATCGCGTATTCATTTATTTCATTAGCAACGAAATATAAAGATTCGAAACGTTATCGTAAATCAATTGCATCTGAATCAAAAACTCAAGAAGTATGGGATGATGGTGAAGTCCCGTGGTATTTATTTGACGAAGATAATAAAAATAATTCAGATAATAGTACAGTATTTATTAATCACAATAATAATAAACCAATACCAATTATTCCTATGGCTCTTGTTATAATGGAATAATAATTTGATTAGTATAAACAATAAAAAAGGTGGTTAATACCCTTTTTATTGTTTTTATTTATGGTTTTATAAGCATTTAACTGCGCCCGCCAATTCTATCTAATATACTTTGTGTTGAAATTTGTTCCACAGGTTTTGGCTTATCTTCTAGTGCAAACATTTTTTGTTCTTCTATTTCATTATCTACTTCATCACAAATATCGTTAAATCTTTCGACCATTTTATTTATATAATCATCTGTATATTTAGGGTCACGTTTTGTATATCTACCTGTTAATAACGACATAATATCTATGGCGGTATAACCTTGTTTCAAAAATCTTTCGGTGATTTCTTCTACATTTCCTTCTTCTTCCTCCTCTTCTTGGTCAGTATTTTCATCATCATAATCTTCATCATCATCGTCGTCATCATCATATTCACTTTCTTCGTCATTTTCTTCAGTGACTTCCATCAATACTTCACGACAACAAGGACAAGTATTATTTTGAGCAAGGGATTTACTCATACATACGAAACAAAAGGAATGACCACAAGGTGTTGTGCAATTATTTTTTGCTCCAATGGTTTCGAAACAAATGCAACATTCTTTTTCTTCGGTAAAGGATGACATCTCTTACTAATTACTCTTATAATTTGTTTTACAAATAATTTACGTTTGTTTGGTTGGTTTGGGTATTGTTATCATAATCGTAAAAAAGTAATTCAATTTTTTATTCATAGCCTCGTATATAATAATAATGAAAGAATATAAAAATAGGTTTCGAATATACGGAATGATAGATCCAAAACAATTGGTGGAAGTTACTTTATATTCTAAAATATTAAATATAATAACCGATAACATAAACTTCCAAAATAGTAATATAATATTTTTAGGTATAATCTACATCCTATATCAAATGATTACCCATTCTATTTTTCAAAATAAAATAATGCAACATTTTAATAAATATTTATATAATAATACCTGTACAATATCAATAGAAGGACATCGTAAAGTCTATCATACCGGGTTTGCAAAGGTCAAGCAAATAGTTCTTATTTTATATAGTGATACATTCAAAGCGGTTACTTACTTCCTTTCTCATTATAAATCAAACGATATAACCAATTTTAAAGAAACTATGAAAATACATTATAATTTATATGATGAAGAAAATACAGAATATGTTATGATGCCATTATATAATGAAAAAATTTTAGTTTGCCCCAAAAATAAGATATATATTGAAATCATTGTAAATGAAGAAACCGCTGTAGATGAAAAAGATAAATCAAAAAATCTATATAAAATTTACAATTATAAATTGAGCGTCGAAGGGAAAGAGAATTATCACTTATTAAATAAATTCTTAGAAAATTGTATTCTCAAATATAATAACGACGTCGTGATAAATAAAACCCATATGATATATGAATTTGTATCTTCTTACAAAGATGATTATGATAAGGTAAAACTACAATTCAACGAATATCCATTCAAAAGTAATAAATTGTTGGATAAAAATATATATTTTGAAGGAAAGGAAAAATTAATCGAATATGTAGATAAATTTAAGGTGAATACATCGACTGAAAAATCTTTCTATGAAAAAGAATATGAAAATGCAGGAGTCACTTTTAAAGCAACCATGTTATTTCGAGGCCATCCCGGATGTGGAAAGTCTTGTACGATTCGTGCTATTTTAAATCGTACTGGTCGTCACGGCGTGGTTGTGTCGTGGAGTAAATTAAAAACGTGTAATGATTTTTGTAAATTATTTCGTACTATAAAGATAAATGATAAATCATATTCTATCGGTGAATTATGTTTTATTTTCGAAGATTTTGATGCAAATAAAAGCGATATACTCAAAAAAAGAAAAGAATCAAACCGCTCTACGACAGATGAATTAAAGAAAATTATGGAAAAACACGATTCTAATCAGGATAATACCCATTTAATGAAACAAATAGAAGATATGAAATTGTTTGAGAAACAACTGGAAGATGAATTGACACTGGAATGTGTATTGAATGTGTTAGATGGCGTTATTGAATTACATAATGCTATGATTATTTTTACGACCAATCATATCGACCATATTGACCCCGCCGTAATTCGTTCGGGTAGAATCGATTTTCACCAAGAATTCAAAAAGGCTTCCGTCAATATAATTAAAGAAATGGTATCCAATATTCGTAATATAGATTGCACAAATCCAGATTACGAGAGCTATTTTGGCAAAATGGCCGATTATACTTTATCTCCGGCCGATATTCAAAATATCTGTTTTAAATATACCAATAATGATGCAATTCAAATCTTAAACGAAATCGTTGAACTATCTATTGTAAAGCAATCCATTATCAGTCAAGATAATCTTGGTGATATATTTGAGAACATCGAACTAAACGATTTGGACATTCTTATGTAAACCGAGGATTAGACATCCTGTAACAATCCAGGCATATCATAAAAGTAACGTATTTGTTCTACTATATTCATTACATCTATTGTTCGGTCTCCACCTAATATAAGGTCGGTTCGATTTCTTACGTGAAATATATTTTCTTCGAATTTACTGGTGTCTGTTTCTAATTTATCACAATGTTTTGAATATTTCATCGTATTTACAAAATTTTTAGGTTGTATTGATTCTAATTGCACAATGGCGGACATAACTAAATCATCCGGTATTAAATATAAATCGGCTCTACTCAATATATTATTTGTGAATATTTCATATAATAATTTATCTACCACATCGTAAGACATTATATAAAACGAACCGGCCAAGAAAAAGAAATTCTTATTGTTCTCGAAAAACTGTTTGAATCCAAAAAAATTACTTAATACTTCGGTATGTTTTTTCCAATTCTCTTTATTATAATCTATTATATGAGTTATTGATTTATCATCTCTATCATATTCCTCATCGGATAACGCTAATGGAAAATACTCGATATTTGTACTCATATAATCGACACGAGGTTTATCTTCTAAATATTTTAATAAACGTGGTATATTTATAACTGATGATAAATTGGTTCTTACCATATAATCGTAAGTCATAGTTCTTTGACAAAACTTTTTTCCAGCTATCGTTTTAAATAATATTCCTGGTATATATGATTCTTCGCATTTATATGTTATCGAATGTTCGTCTATCAATAAATCATTTTCTATCGTGTTATCTGCATATAAAAAAAAACTTTTCACTTCTGGAAATAAATGCATATATTGTAACCAGCAATAGGTGAATATATCATAATGTTTCGCTCGTGATGCTATGATTAATATTACTAATTTATAATGTTTCTTTGTACTAAATATTTTTTTAACTTCTTTGTTTGCATACTTTATGGTTTTCAAATGTATCATTTATTATATATATTATTATTTATTTTATTGTATTATGAACTAAATATCATCAATATTAATTTCATTCGATATTTCTAATTCAAATTCTTCTATGGTATTTACTGATTTTTCGCCCACAATCTTTTCAATATTATCATCTATGTCATTCGTAAAGTGTACAATATTATCTGTGGTTGTTAATTCTTTATTTACATACTGCTCATTACGCATTTGTAATACGTTTTGTATATCGATTTGTGGTAAGTATTTTAACTGTTCGATTTGGTTATCATCAAATATACATAATATATCACAATTTTTTATTGGATTTTCCCATTCGCGTAATCCAACCATCACAATTGAATTTGGTGATATAATATTATTACGTTTTTGTCTTCCGCGAAATTTATTGCGTATATGTCCAATGAGCCTTATATTACCATTGGTATATATTTCACACATTCCGTTTCCAAACATTTTTGTAACACACGCATATTGTTCCAATTCACACGTAGGCAATCGTAATTTTTCAGTATGACCCGACCCCGTATTTTCTGATTTTCGCGCTAACCCTTTTGCTCCTTTACCGCCTTTTGTATTCTTCACCATTTTTGCTTATAATTATTATTCTGATAATTTATTAAAATGTATTTAGATAATTATTAATTCAATTTTATACATAATAAAGAATATACGCTTAGAATATAATAATGCAAAACGAAGAAAAAGAATATGTATTTTATTTTGATTTATATAAACTAGAAGGGAATGATGTATTTAATGCTTTTAAAAATGCAATCGATAAAGAACTTGGATATAAAAATATAAAATATACGTTGAAACAAGCAAATGTGAATACGATTCTAGAAGATGATACGCCCAATGTAATGAAAGGTGGGGATAGTAACGCTACTTTTCCATATAACGTCTTTGAAAATTCCATTGATAGCATAACAGGCGTTGCTGAAGAAGAACGAAAATCTATTTTTGAAGGATTATTTACGAGAAATAAAAACACAGAAGAGGTTTCGAAACCATCGAATGAAACGTCTAGTACAATTACGTCAGAAGAACCATCTATTGAACCTAAAAAAAAAGGTTTTTTTAATTTCGATTTTAGTGTCATTAATATATTTAAAAAATCAGAAAATGTTGATATCAAACCTACTATTAATGTTGATACAGAAGATAAAAAAGAAGATACGGAAGTTCAAGAAGAAAAAGAGGAAGAAGAAAAAGAGAATGAAGAAAAAGAGAATGAAGATGGTGATGATGAAGAGGGTGATGCGGAAGATGGTGATGCGGAAGATGGTGATGAGGGTGATGTTTCACAAGAATTGATTGAAGGTAGTGAAATTGTGGAAGAAAATAAAATAAATAATAATATTATAACAGTTGAATTAACAATAAAATGTATTGATAAACAATTATGTATCCCTGTAATATTAGATATTAAAAAAACGATGTTTATGAAATAATTTATCAGAAAAAAATACGTATAACCGAAATTACACGTATTTTTTATTTATTTTTTTGGCGTTTATGGATTGAATATTATAATATTTTTTTCTGAATCATATTTACCAATGACTTCGAAAGTTTCTTGGTTATATACGTCGTTTTTATCATCTAATAAATAAGTATTGTTTTCAAATGTTAATTCTCTAACTTCTAATTCGATTTCTGTTTCTTCTTCTATTTGTGGTTGTGGTTCAACTTGCTCGATAATAGGTTCTTCTTGCAATTCATCTTTTACTATATTTTCGACAGGTACTTCAACTACTAGTTCTTTTGATGCCTTTGATTTTCTAGGTTTTTTTTCTTTTACTGGCTTTTCGCTGGTTTCGACTACAACATCAGCAACCGGAGGAATAGTATGTACTTCTTCAACATTTACAACTTCGCTTACGAAAACTGCTTCGGTTTTTTTGTTTGATTTTCGAGGTTTCTTTTCTTTTACTAGCTTTTCAGTGGTTTCGACTACAACATCAGCAACCGGAGGAATACTAGGCACTTCTTCAACATTTACAACTTCTGTTGTAACAACTGCTTCGGTTACGACAACTGCTTCGGTTTTTTTATTTGATTTTCTAGGTTTCTTTTCTTTTGCTGGTTTTTCAGTGGTTTCGACTACAACAGGAGTAATAGTAACCGTTTCATTTGTTGATAATGCATTATCAATTATATTTTCAATAATGTTATTTGCTTCGGTTTTTTTGTTTGATTTTCTAGGCTTTTTTTCTTTTACCGGTTTTTCAGTGGTTTCGACTGGAGTAGGAGCAGCGCCGGGAACTTCTTCAACATTTACAATTTCAGTTGTAACGATTTCTTCGGTTTTTTT